CCCGCCATCTTCAAAGCAATATTCCTCGCTGGGGGCCCCGGCAGCGGTAAATCGTTCATCGCTGGTAAAACTGGGTTACCCGCTCTTGGGTATCGTGTAGTTAACTCTGACGATGCGTTCGAAGCAGCAATGAAAAAAGCAGGGATCGCACTCGACCCCGAGGGCATATTCTCTGACAAAGGTCAAGAACTACGTGGTCGCGCAAAGACCCTCACTGGTAAGAAACAAGAACTTTATCTCAAAGGTCGTCTAGGCATTGTCGTTGATGGTACAGGTCGTGATCATCAGAAAGTTGCACAACAAGCAAAGATGATGAAGAACATGGGTTACGATGTCGCAATGATCTTTGTGAACACCGACAAAGAAACCGCACTGCAACGCAATCGTGAACGTGAACGATCACTACCTGACGCAGAGGTTGCTAAGATGTGGGACACTATCCAACAGAACGTTGGCTTGTTACAGAACATTTTTGGTAAAAAGAATTTTCTTGTAGTTGATAACTCTGATGGCAAAGACTACAAGAAAGAAACCCTACGTGCATACAAAGACGCGGTGAAGTTCACTAAAAAACCACCAGAGTCTAGAACTGCACGTAATTGGATTAAACAACAACAAAAGAAGTAACACTTGACATTTTGTCAAGTTTTGTGTATAATGAGCTATAAGCGATTAAGGAGATAATGAAGTGGTTGAAACAGTTAGAAAAAGAGATGTATGGGAAGTATTCCAAGCAGTAGAAGATGCAAAGGGAAGGCAAAATAAAATTAATACACTCAGAAAACATCAAGATGATATGCACGTGAGAGATGTTCTACAAGGAACATTTGACCCTAATATCAAGTGGAACTTACCATCTGGTACACCACCATATACTCCAGCATCAGATGGAGCACCCCCTCCAAACTCTCTTATGAAATTACATATGAATTTTAAATATTTTATAAAAGGCCTAAGAGTCAGCGAAGAACTTTCTTCTATTCGCAGGGAAAGGATGTTCATAGATATGTTAGAATCTATACACCCCAAAGATGCTCAAATTTTAGTATCTATGGTTAATAAAAAGAAACCTGAATTTGAAGGATTAACAGAAAAATTAATTAAGGAGGCCCTACCAGATCTAATCCCAAATTGATCATGTAAATCCAAATCGATAACAAGGAGACTTGCCTATGGTAACAAACCAAATAGAAAGATTGAAAAAAGACTCTAGGGAACTTGGACACTACATACACAAGTTGAATAAAAAAGGGAAAGAAGACGCCGCATATAAGATGTCTAAAAAACAAGCATTTTTAGATGCAGCAATTCAACAAGTCACAAGGGGGTGATCCTAATCTAACGGGTGCCCTTAATTGGGCACCTATTTTAGGAAATATTATGCCGACATATGATTTAAGAAATACTAAAACCGGAGAAGAGATATCAAAACTCTGTTCTATTTCGGAAAAAGAATCCATGGTTGCAAGTGGAGAATGGGAACAGTTTCATTCACGTATGCCCGCTGATGTAACACATACCGGAAATATCATTAACAAAACTTCCGGAGATTGGAAAGATTTATTGAAAAATATTAAAAAGGGAGCTGGTGGTAATTCTGAACTAACCGCAGCACAAAAAAGAAAACATGGTTTCGTAGATAACACCATAAAAACATGAAAAAGTTTTGGAAAATATGGCAGTATTCTTTGGGTGGTTATTCAGATGACAAGACAGAACCTTACGATAAATATATCACAATTGTTCGAACAATAATTGTTAGTGTAAATTTTATAACATGTTTTTTTATAATGTCAAACGTGGTGCATAACTGGTGAAACCTAACAAACAAGAAAATATGAACATTCGTCTAGATTGGATGGATACCATAGAACCAATAACTCCTCACCAAGAAGATGCTTGGAAAGCATGGCGTGAAGGAGATCATCTTGCATTAACAGGTACAGCAGGGACAGGCAAAACTTTTCTTGCAATGTATCTAGCTTTAGAAGAGGTGATGGACAAGAACACACCTTTCGATACCCTGCATATCATTCGAAGTGTTGTGCCTACCCGAGAGATGGGTTATTTGCCTGGTACCATTGAAGAGAAACTCAACGCATACACAGGACCATATCGTGCTGTTGCTACGGAGTTATTCAACGACCCAAAAGCATATGACAAATTGGTACATAACAATTATATCACGTTTGAATCAACCTCATATATAAGAGGCGTGACATATGATAGCAGTATCATTCTGGTAGATGAGATGCAGAACCTAAACTTTCACGAGTTGGATTCTGTTATCACACGGGTGGGTCAAGCAACCAAGATTGTATTCTGTGGTGACTATTACCAAAGCGATTTCAAACAAGAGAAAGATAAGAGTGGGGTTAATCAGTTTCTAAATATTCTAGATAATATGAAGAGTTTTACTCACGTTGAGTTCGGATGGGAAGACATTGTTCGATCTGATTTTGTACGTGATTATATTATGACCAAAGAATGGTTGGGTATAAAATAACATACATAAATTAAACAATAAGGAGTTTAACAAATGGATTTAATAATTGAATTAATAACAACCTTTTGGCAGTGGGTAATTGTTGGTATCATTATCATTGCTGGTTGGATCTGCACAAAATTTGACGGACAAGGCGAAGAGCGTGTTGGGTTCAAGCATGATGTCATGCCCAGTATGAAACCGTTGCCCATTGCTACGAAAGACAAAGGATTCTGGAAAGGAGTCTGGCTTTGGTTAATGGGTGTGCGTCAGTGGGAGATTGCAGAAGACTGGCACTTCGAAGTCAATGGTCAAAAGTATGTCATCCCTGCTGGATTTCAATTTGACGGTGCTTCTGTACCAAAATTTCTCGCCACATTTTTATCGCCCGTAGGCGTTCTGCTGATGGGAGGTTTAGTTCACGACTACATATACAAATATGCTACATTATTGAAGGACACCAAGAAACGTCCTAACTGCGGTGCGATGACACAGAAAGAAGCAGACATTCTGTTTCGTGACATCTGTATTGAAGTTAATGGGTTTAAGGTGCTGAACTATCTTGCATACTGGTCACTCCGTCTTGCTGGTTTCGTAGCATGGAATGGTCATAAAAAGCGCGGAACTCAAATTGGGTAGGAAATCGCCAACAATACATGACTATCTCGAAATGAGAATGCAAGATCTCAAAGACGAGGCAGCAAAATGTCACGATCAATATGACCGGATGTGGTATCATAAGATAGTGGCAGAATTGTATTGGGTCGATATGCAAATCAGGGGCAGGGAAGAAGGAGATTCTAACTGCCCTTTACCTAACACGAATTTAAAGACGGAGATACACTGATGGAATTAGCAAAAATGTATGTTAAAAAAATTATGCAAGAACGGACTTCTTTTGACGGTTTGACATTAATCGCAATTTGTGGTAGTATTATCTTGTTTGGTGGGATTGCAAAGTTAGCCGCATATGTAGGTCTTGCCTACGGATTGTGGACGCTTTTGAAAACTGAGAAGTGATATTAAGGAAATAAAAATGAACAGAGAAGAAGTGTTTGAAACACTAAAAATTGACGAAGGTGTGAAGTATGAAATATATGCAGACCATCTCGGTTACCACACCTTTGGCGTGGGCCACCTTGTCATCAACGAAGATCCCGAATGGGGTCAAGAATTCGGAACACCAATCTCCGAAGAACGAGTATGGGAATGTTTCGAAAAAGACCTTGACACCTCAATCAGTGAGTGTCACGCTTTATACGGCGAAGGGACGTTTGACAACTTTCCCGAAGAGGTCCAACAGATCGTGGTCAACATGATGTTCAACATGGGTAGAACACGTTTGTCTAAGTTTAAGAAATTCAACGCTGCACTTGAAGCAGGCGACTGGAAAGAGGCCGCAGTTGAAGGTCGTGACTCACGTTGGCACAAACAAGTACCAAATCGTGCTGAACGTTTAATGGTTAGACTAGAAGAAATTTAAAATGGTTATCCCAAAAAAAATTAGTAACAGTTACGATGTTGCTGGATTTAATAACAAGAAACATCTTACTTCACTAGGTAATTTTGTTTCTAAGATAGGTGAAAATTCTAGAGTTCTTGAGATTGGTGTTGGGTTTGGAGGATCAACATGGGAACTAATGGATAGTTTACCTAAAAATTGTGAGTTACATTCTTGTGATACTTTTGCTATGAATCATCCGCAATTGGTAAATAGACATGTTAATGGTGTGTTAGAAAAACATTCGAACAACACAGCCATCGTTTATCAGATGGAAGTTTACCGAACAAAAGGTCAACGTTCATGTTTCGATTGGGCTGTTAAACAACATCCTCGTTACCGATCACTGATGAAACAAGTACATCAATGTAAATCCCTTGATGTTTTGAATGATGATTCAAATTGGGATTGTGTATATTTAGACGGACACCACGCATATGAAACCGTATCACAAGAGTTAAAATTGTGTAATCATGTTCCATATATGTGTGGTGACGATTATCATCCCGCACATCCAGGCTGTCAACAAGCGATATCAGAATGGATTGAAAAGACTGGTAGGCATTTCGAACATGATCCATTCGATACTGGGTCAGGTTTTTGGTATTCTCTTTTAAGGAATAAGTGATGGCACAAAATATAAATACTACTAAAGTACAACATAACCCTAAAGGTACTTCTATTGGTAGAGGGCATTTCAATACGTCTTCTATGAATAAAAGGAAAAAAGCAAACTATAAAAAATATAGAGGACAAGGTAAATAATATTATGGCTAAGTATAGTCGTTTTGATCCAAGCAACAAAAAAAAGAGTCGTGACAAAAATTTCAATGTTGAAAAACAAAAAAATTCTAGAATAAAAAAACACGATAAAAATGTTGATGAAGATTGGGAAGAATATGATGAAAAGTTTAACCTACAGAATGTTATGAAAAACATTAAGTGAGATGAACTGGGAATTATATTATGACCCTTGGAAAAATCATCCCTTTTATTTGACCAAAGAAAATTCTGTTGATTGGAAAGGAACGCCAGGCGTAGGCGATATACTATTTGGACTGAATACAGTCCACATGTTAAGGCACCTTGCTCAACGAGATTATTTACAAATTAACGTGTATTGGGATCACAGTTCATCCCACCTACATCATTATGAAGATCCTGAAACTATAATAGAAAGGTGTGATTATCTTCACGGTTTTTATTATAAAAGTAATACAGTAAAAATAAATCACCTGTTCAATTCCTACGATAACGAATTGTGGGAAATTAGACACCGTGGGTTTCAAAGAAAATCTGGTCCAACCAAAGTTCTTGATGGCATATGTAATTGGATCTATGATCCTAAGTTTTGGCCTGATTTGGTAAATGAAAAAAAAGTTGTGTTTTGGAGGCCTATGTTTAATGCTGAACTTCCCCCAAAATGGAAAAGATCTTTTTCTGAAAACGATTGGGATCGTATTATTAAGGTTCTCCAAAATAAGGGTTTCGATCTCGTAGAACTATCTTATCGCACGCCAGTAAGAGAAGCCTTCTACCACATCAAGACTTGTAGATTCGCTATATACTATGATGGTATGTGGCAATACATATGTAAAAATTTTATGAAACCCGTGATTGTGTTAGGTAAAAATAAATCCATACTAAATGTACATAACCCTCAAGGTGTTCATTTTTATTCTCCAGACGATACAGATAATTGTCTTTGGAAATATTTAGATAGAATGCCAAAAAATTTAAATCACATGGATTTACGTGTGAAAAAATATAAAAATGTAATCATGGACTCGTTGAATGTTTAAAATTGATCGTGCAGTAATAGAGATTAACGGTGGTTGCAATTACTCATGTAGTATGTGTCCTCAAGACATGCGCACCGGAGGCAGACACAAAGATTTTTTAAAAAAAATGTCTTTGCAAGAGTTTGAAGACAATGTAGCTGATTGTGCACAACATGGTTTGAGATTAGTAAATCTCGATGGTAGTGGTGAAGCAACCCTTAATCGAGATCTACCGAAGTATATTGAGATCTGTAAAAAATACGGTGCCAAAGCGTTTATCTTTTCTAATGGTTATCGCATGGAAGGTCAATTCATGCGCGATTGTGTTGATGCGGGGTTAGATTTTTACAGATTTTCTTGGATAGGATACAATGTTGAGCAGTATGAAAAGTGGATGTATAATCGTATTGGAGGATCGTTTGGATCTACATGGGATAAAGTTAAGGCCATGCGAGAGTATGTTATAGATACAAACAGCGAATGTGTTGTTGCTACATACCACTTAATTACGGACAATGCAAACGAAACCTTTGAACTAGAACACTATAAAAAGATTGTCGAACAATTAGATGTTAAAACTGAAATATGGAGAATGCATAACTGGTCTGGGGCCACTGATATCGGTGACAACAAACGAATTGGTGACGTAAAGACCTGTGGAAGGCCTTTTAGTCCTGATGTTGTTATTCGTGCTGGTGGTCTTGATGGTAAAAGAGGTGCTGTTCACCCATGCTGTCAAGTCCTCGGAAGAGACGAAGAAGCGGTCCTTGGACACACAAGCGAAAACACCATCGAAGAAATCTGGTATGGTGATGAATATTCTGCTCTCCGTGACTCTCATCGATCTGGTAACTATAATAGCTATTGCAGGGATTGTGATTTTTTAGTTGACGATCCTGAAGTTTTGGTGTATACTAACCATGAAAGAGATTTGATGAAGATGCATGGTACCGAATTCAATTTAAAAGATTTCCAAAACTTATGAAAAGATTGATATATCAGGTGTGTGTCGGAAAGGCTAAACACTCTAAGTTATACAAACATTGTATTGACAGTGTTAAAAAATATTGTAAACTTCATGGCATTGATCATAAACTACAGAGCACTCCTATTCTTAAAATAACACCTGATCCTTTTACTACTAACAGGTCAGAAGCTTCTGTTTCATCTAATGGTGGGTTCTTGCCTATCTATGAAAAAGAAAATGCATTCGACCTGCTTGATGACTATGATCAGATAGGTATCATAGATGCAGACATATACATAAAACCCAACTCACCAAACGTATTTGATGACATGGATTCGAACAGTGCATTTGCAGCTTCAATTGAACGAGATATGCCACTAACTCAAAAATATGTGGAAAAAATAATACTTTATTCTAAAATGCAGTATGCAAATCTACATTCAAAACAATATAACTTTAATCCGAATGCTCGGGGATATGAGTTCTATAATATGGGCATGATTATTATAAACTGTGAGAAATTCAAACCATATTTGGGTGGTCAAACTGCAAAACAATTTCTTAACAGAATGGAGTTCAAACCTTTTGTTGATGGCTTAGATGGCTGGAAATGGAGCACCGATCAAACCTTGTTAAATTTTTTCTTAAAAAAATATAAGGTTAATACTCAAAAACTTGATTGGAAGTGGAATGGATTGTTTACTGCCAACACGAAAATAAATCAATGTCATTTTGTGCATTTCTTTTTGAAGGATAAATTACCAAATCGTGGCGAAAACGTAAAAGAATTGATGGAACTAATATGAATTACGAGGAAAAAACTCAAAAATATAGTACATGGGGAGACAAGTACCTACAACACATTGATGTGTTACATTCAATTCAATATGATGCTGTATTTAAACCAATTAATGTACAAATTTGTCCCTGTGAAATGTGTGATAGTGACTGTCCCTTTTGTTCAGTCGCTGACCGTCCTCTCAAATCTTATATTAAATGGGAAGAGATGGTAAAACTGTGTGCTGACTTTAAAAAACTTGGCGCAAAGGCTGTAGAAATAACCGGAGGTGGTAACCCTTTATTATATCGTGATAAGACCGCAGACAAAGACATTAATGATGTGATTGAATTGTGGGGTTCTAATGGGTTTGATGTTGGAATCATTACCAATACGGAAAAACTCGAACGGCACCTCAACCCAAAAGTATATGAGTTTATTAATTGGATTAGAATTTCTTTGATTAAACTTGATGAGGGTAAAGAACCGGAAGATTATGATTTTGGATCATTCCCTAGAGATCGTATGGGGTTAAGTTACATCATTTATGAAGGTGATGATAAACCAGATGTGTTATCTAGAACTGGAAGAATTTACACTGGCACAAATGTTAAAACAATACAACGAATTGCTCGGGTGGTTGAACTTAATCCGGAAATCAAATTCTGTCGTATCGGTGGAAATGCTTTGGTAGACGGTTATCAGGTCGAGATTCAAAATAAGTTTCGGGAAGTGGTTCAAGAAGTTGATTCCTTACAGAAGTTTTTTATCAAAGATGTGTGGGATAACAGTGTAGCATTCGACGCTGGTTGTTATGTGGGTCTGACGCGGCCTTACATAGCTCCTCATCCACAAGGTGGTGATTATCAAGTGTATGTGTGTACCAGTCATGTACTCGAAAAGCGTACATATGATTTAGATTTTAGTTTAGGTAAAATAGAAAACGTGATTGATATATGGGAACGATGTAACCAAAAATATGCTATCAGTGGAATACCGTATGAGATACGGGGTGCTGGTCATGGTGGTTGGAAAGAATCGTGTAAAACCTGTCTATATTACAATAATAATCGTTTGTTACATACCGTAGCGCAAAAAATGGACATTGACGATAGGAACTTTGCATGAGTGGAATATATGATGAGTCATATTATAATACAAATAATTATGAAACATATATCAAACGAGGAAGAGAGACTGATCATTATAATGTAATGGCTCAAGAAACTCTTGATCTGTTGCACAGACTCAATCGAAAAACTGACGTTATATTAGATTTCGGGTGTGCCCTTGGTTTTATGTTAGAACAGTTTGAAAAACGTTCTATTGACGCCGTAGGTGTAGATGTATCAGAGTTTGCACGTAAGACTTGTGTTGAAAAGGGGTTTGTTGTCACAGAAGAACCTTTATTTGAATCACATTATGATGTTATGTACGCGCTTGATGTGTTAGAACATTTAGATGAGGATGATTTAACGAACCTTTTTGAACAGATAAAATGTGACACCGTAGTCTATAAATTACCAGTTGCAGAAGTGACTGATGGTAAGTATGTCTTGGATTGTGCTGAAGATGATAAGACTCACAAGATTAGATGGACTCATGAAGATTGGCGGGGGTTTTTTGCACACTATGGTTATTTCTGCATTGATGTGAATTTGACTAAAATTTATGCGAGTGAAGGTGGTTTTTGTGGCATTGCGATCAAATACAAGTAAAATAGCCGACACTGCAAATATATCAGATGGCGCAGTTATTGAATGTGATCATTTCGAACTTGGGGAACATTCATATATAGGACCCAATGTTACAATCACATGTAAAGAATTTGTTGCTGGTGATTATTTGTGGATGCCTGGAAATGTAGATGTAGGAAGGGGTGGTTGCACCGGGCCTAACTCAATAGTCCACATAGGTAACAGTGTAGGTATATTTGAAGGGTGTGTGATAAACCCTAGCGAACAAGTAACCATAGGCAATTGTGTGGGTATTGGTGCTGATTGTTTGTTGTGGACTCATGGTGCTTGGCTCGATCCTCTAGAAGGATTTCCCTTCTCATTTGATAATATAAGTATAGGTGACAATGTTTGGTTACCCGCTCGATCTATTATGTTACCGGGCACCAATATAGGCAACAATGTGGTTATTGGTACAGCATCAGTTATTACTAAGGACATACCATCAGGTTCGTTGGCAATGGGTCAGCCCTGCAAAGTCATTAAAGAAAATGAATACCCTAAATTTCTTTCAGATGATGAACGTGATAAAATCCTTTCTCAGATAGTTAAAAAGTGGTATGAGGAACTGCTTCCACATAAAGACTTTGAGGTAACAAGATGCACATGGTTGGTCAATCGTGGTGAAATTACGTTATCATACGATAATTCTGTCGTGGTGTTTGATACCCACCTAAAAATTCAAAAGGGTGATGGAACAATT